CATGTTTTCTTCAATAGCACCTTGCTTGTCAAACTCAGCTAAGATAGCGTCAAATTCAGCTAAATCAGTTGCAGCAGTAACACCTGTAATACCAGTACTAACGTTACCTCTTGAAGCAACGGCCGCAAATAATCCTTCAGTACCGAATGGATTTTGCATAGATGTTTCTAAAGTAGTTGCAGCATCAATTGGAGAGTTTGGAGATGTAGTACCTAAAACAGCCTCTAACATTGACATTTCTAAATAATCAGTAAATCGCATTCTAGTTTCACCTTCAGCTTTTAAATACCAAAGATAACCACTTTGCCCATCTTCACCACTTACTTCAACCCAACCAATTTGAGCAGTATCAGAACCATTAATTTCGTAATAATCCTTAATAATAATTGGTTTGTTAGTAAATGATTTGAACGTTGGTTCATTTGATTTACCACCTGAAGTAGGTGATTGACTACCTTGACCTTTTGATCCTTTAGCGTATTCAGAACCAACAACTAGTAACCTTGCGGCTCCTGTTGCAGAATCTGAAACAAGAGTAGAGGTCATAACTGTTTGATCGTAAGGTTTAGCTGTAATAGTTGCACCATTAACTTGAGTAACCATACACATCATAGAACCAGTTGATTGTGATATAAGTACCATATCATTAATTCTAACACCATGATTAGCTACCACAAAGTTTGAGCCACCACCAGTAGTGTTTCCATCAATATCATCAGTAACTGTGAAAGTGTCTGCACTAACATCTGTAGTACCTCTTAATGATATATGTAACCTACCTTGTTCTGACCAAACTACTTGGTCTGAAGTCATAGCTTCTTCTGCTCCAACTTGAGATAAAAATCCACTGATTGTTCTGTTTCCAAAAACTTCAGCTTCTTTTTCCATCAAATCAGGCAGGTATTGTTGTGCCCACCCTTGCGTAGCGGTGGACGTAAAATCGACGTAGTTAGTTGATAGTGTCATCTTCATTGAAGCTGCGACACTGTTCAGTAAACTACCTGCTGTAATTGCCATAATTTTTAATTTTTAAATTGTTATTTTTGTTTAATTTTAAATTTGAAATCAGGAGTATTATCACTTAACGCTCTAACTTTAACACCACCCATATCAACGTTACTACTTAATTCTTGACGTGGAGCCATGTTAATGTTTTTAGATTCGGCGACACTATTTTTCATAGCGTCTGCTCTACCTTGTTCGTAAAAATGATTAGCAACAGCATCAGGGTTCATAGCCGTAAACAAACTTTTGTGATACTCAGATTCTTTAGCCATATTCCCTTTTTCATCAAGAAACTTTCCTATGAATTCGTTAATGTCTTTTTGAGTCTCCTTAACTTTGTTAACATCATTAATATTATATCTAAATCTTTTATCTCCGATATTGTATTCAAAACCTTTGAATTGATCGTTAAATAACTTGTTAGTTTTATTTATAAAATCATTAGATATAGCCTCGTTACTTTTTGCTACTCCTTTTTGTTCATTGTAGAAATTAATCGCTTCTTGTTGCTCTTTTGTGAGTTTCGATCCGCTCTTAATCTCTTCGTAGTATTTGGATTTGTTCTCTTCCAAGTGAGTTTTAGCGTTGGCAACTTGCTCTTTTAACGCTAATTTTTTTCTTTTAACATCTCTTGTTTCATCTACCTCTTCGTCATAAGAAAACTGATCTTCCATAAGAAATTCAATTTCCTCATTAGATAAGTGAGGTTTTGTTTGCTGATAATATTCTTCTAATAAAGTCTGATTATCCATTTTTGAATAATCTTGATTTAACTTTACATAATCGTTTAAATCGCCACCAGTATCTTCCATAAAATCTACAACTTTTTGAATTCCTTCTGGTAATTCAATCCCCGTTTGTTGAGCCACTTCTATAGCTTGTTCTACCTTTTCAACTATCTGATCAGTTTCATTTGTTATTTCTTCAACAATGGGTGTTTCTTCAATCTTCGCTTCTTCTTTGATCTCTTCTGTAGCGAGCTTTCCTCCTCCCACTTCTTCGCTATCCTTGGATGATTCGCCCACAGGTACCTCCTCTGTTTTTCGCTCTTGAACGGCATCTTCTTCTTTTTTTGGTGGTTTACTTAAATCTACCTTAGTTATAGTTTCTTCTACAACTAACGGTTTCATTTTCATTTTTTCTTTAATCTTAGTAACATCACCCTTAGGTTCGTTAACTTTAGTTTCTTTGGTAGTCTTTTCAACTACTTCTTCTTTTTTCTTTTTTGCCATAATATAATATAATAATAGTTAATAAAAATTTTTATAATCCTAGCTCCATATTAGCTAAGTCGTCGCCAGCACCTGTTTGTTCAAAATCCTTAGGTGCTGTTTGATTACTTCTCTGATCAATCAATTGACTTTGTTGCGTGGCTTGGATTCTTGTTCTTTGATCTTTACGATCTTCTCTTTGTGTTTCTGCTCCCTGAGCTTGTTGAAGCTCCGCCTGCTTTAACTGCATATTAAACTGGTGTTCCATTTGCATTAATTGTTTTTTGATTTGAGCCTCTTGTGCTAGTATTTGAGATTTACCATCTGTTTTTAAAGATTCTAATTTCATTTGAGTATCAAGCACGGCCTTGCTTTTATCAATTTCAGCTTTAGCTTGAGCCATAGCTGCTTTTTCTTGTGCCTCTCCCTGTGCTTTAGTTTCTTCTAAAGATCTTTGATGATCTTCTTCACCTTTTTTCTTACGTCTAAGTTTTAATAATTGATTAGCTAACTTAACGTTTTTAATCATTCTTAAATCAATAGCATCTTCTAATTCTATACTTTGTTGAGCCAAAGCTGCTTGTATATTATTCTCAAGCATTTGTTTATCTTCTTCGTCTGGCTCTAATTCTAAAAATATACCAAAGTCATAAAGATGTAAATTAGTCATCTCCTCTAATGTCGCAACATTATGAGCTCCTATTGATTCTATAAAAGCATCTTTTGTAGGGGCATATTCTATAATATCAGACACTCTAAGTGAGAGTTGTTCTGCTACGTCTTTTGTTAAAAACAAACCGCTATTCAATATGTGCCTTGTTGCTGTATTAGAGTTTGCCGCAGCCATTTTTTGAACGCCAACAAGTGCTCTTTCAGCTGGTGTAGATCCGTCAGTAGCTTCATTAAGACCAGTTACATCTCTTATCATTTGTAGATAATAATTATAATTACCTACTAATGCTTGTAATTTACCACCAGCTCCTGCTCCATTATTAATTTCTTGAATAGGTATTTTACCTGGATTACCATCGCCATCTTGGGTGTATGATCTCCCAACAATACTACCAGTTTGAAAAAACATATTTAATGCTTCTTGTGGATTATAGTTTGTTCCATTACCTAAATCAACTTCTGCTAAACCATCTACATCTAAATAAACACCATCTGGTGTCATTCTTGACAACACTTGTTGAATCTTTAAATGCGTCAACTGTATCATATCAGCAAATCCTATTATACGACTAACTAAAGATTCTATTCTTCCTTCATACATTCTAGGAGCACAAATAGCATAATTCATTTTAACTTTAGTATAATCACTTTTGGGACGCATCATATTTTTTGCTTTTTCCCATTTAATAAGCTTATTAGTACCTAATACAAAAGCGCCCTCAAAAAGGCATTCCATTGATTTACCTATTTTTTCATAAATACCATCTTTACTTTTTGGCGGATTAAAGTTATCATCTTTTTTAATTACTTTTTCTCCACCTGTAGATGTTCCTTTTAATTTCCATACTTCGTTAACATAGGTTTTATAATTAAAATATAATATATCAACTTTATTATTATCAGAGCCACTAGATCTAGAAGAACTATGAAAATTTCCACTTGTACCACTACTACTTTTTTGTATCTCTTCTAAAGTCTCGTTGTCTAAATATGGAAATTGTTTTACTAATTCATTAATAGGAATTCGTTTAACTTCTCCAGCGTAATATATATCTTCAAAATAAGGTGATTCACTATATGAATATACTAAATTTGCAGGATCAACATAATCTATAACGACACCTTCCGAGGTGTTAAATGAAGTTTTTACCGCGCCAATACCTATAGTGGTTATATCTTGATAAGCTCTTCTTTTTATTAAATCCCAATCATTACCTCTCATTAACATGTTTATAGCTTGTTCTTCAGCTATTTCTATCGACTGTTTATATGTTAATTGCATGTGGAGACTTAGTTCTTCTTCACTGCCAGGTAGCGTTTGGGTGTCTGTTTCAGCAATTTTAATTCCAAAATTTTCAGAACAAAAATCATTAAACTCTTGTAACTTCATGTCTTTTTCAATGGACTCCATATATTCAGTCCTTCTTAAAACACCGTGTGGGTCCTGTGAGTAGGCTTTAACTTCAAAAAGTCTTTCAGCAATACCATTAACTACTATATCAACAAACTTAGGAATTATTGGAACTGGTGTCCAATCTAAATTAAGATAGGACAAATCACCATTTATTGATAACTCATCCTTATATTTTTGAATAGGTTGTTCACCTCTTGCGTATAATCTTAGTTTGTGAAACTTTGATGACCCGTTGCGAAACCTACTATTATTGGATCCATACGAATTACCAAACCATTCGTGTTGAATTGCTTTTGCTACTTTTAATCCGTAATCAAAACTCATCTTTTCTAAGTCACTAACGACTTGACTAGGAAAATATCTATTTATAACTGATTCGGCCATGTTTAATTTTTAATTATTCTGCTCATATTACCTTTTTGATTATATTTAGCAATGCTTAAATCTATTTTAGGTTTCTCTATTTTGGCGTTTGGAGCATATAGGTGTCTATTACAAGCCATTATAGCTAAGCCAGAACTTATTGTTGCATCATATTTTGTTCTTTTGGTTATATCAAATCTAGTCCAATCATTTAGTGTCCGGTTAAAATACATGTCGCCATGCGTGCCATCTGACTTTTGTCCAACATAACTTTGAATATACATCTCTATAGCTGCTGCGTGAGCTTGTTTTATATCTTCACTAGAATTTGGTATACCACCAACTTCTTTTTCTGCTATAGATAATTTATTCCAAACTTTATCGGGTCTGTTCATGCTAAATCCTCTATAACCTCTTCTTCTTAAATAATAAAGAAGTCTTGGTTTATTATTTTCGCATAGTATTGGCATTCCATAAAATACTATTGCCATTAACATATCTTCAAAAAACATTTCAGCTGTCGGTGGTCTAGATAAATATTCTAAAAAGAAATTGTTAGCTGGAGCATCTTCCATGCTAAATTTAGTTAGTCCGTGTAAAGCTCCTTTAGAACCACCTCCATCAACTGTTCCTGATATATCGTAACTATCGCACCCAAAAGCTCCTATGTGCTCATTAGCTGGATATTTAATACCATTTTTCAAATACATTTTATTTTGTAAATTGACCGATGGTGTCCAACTAATTTTAAATCTACCTTGTTGATCTGGATAAAAAATTACTTGTGTATCTTTTATTCCGCTCACCCATTGAAAATTACCTTGTGTAACTCCAAGAGTTCTGGACATTTCCTCGTTATAATCTATTTGCTCGTATATTTTAACTAAATTAAATATACTTCCTTTTGCTTCATCTCTAAATGCGTGTTCAGTAGTTTTTGGAAACTGCCTGTAAAATTCATTTAAAGCGTCGTGATCACTTTTTAAACCATCAGCTTCATTTTGCCAATGCTCTATAATCCCTACATCTATTAATTCACTGTCTGGTCCGAACACATCGACATCAGGCGTATCAAATACTGGAAGTCCATACTCGTCAATAAATCCTTCGTAGTTCCATTCCATTGGGACAAACAGAGAGTATAAACCAGATTTTGTCTGACCATTTCTATTTCTTTTGGTGACGTCGGATGCGTTATATAGTTTTTTAAAATTGTCTCCACCTTTATCTAAAGCATTAGAAGTGCTACCCATCATACATTTACCAATAATTCTACTACCTAATCGTAAACATGTTTTTGTAACCCTCCAGTTATTTAATATATTTTCAGGTCTCTCCCATTTACCCGCTTCGTCATGTACTAGTAATGCTAATTTTTCTCCATCGTAACTATTATCACCAGTGTTCTTCCAATCAATAGTAGTATCTAGTCCTACTATATTTTCTATTTGTTCGTTAACTTGAATCTTTTTTCTAGTAAATCTACTAGCTGGAACTCTATACGCTAACTCTGTCTTAGGTCGGTCCATACCATCTTGGATGGGTTTAAAAAAGAATGGATAGTGTACACTAATTGGTACAACTTTATCTGTAAACATCTTTTTGGCATCTGCACCTGTTTTAGATAATACACCATACCTACTATCGCTTGCAAGAGTGGCTAAGTTAACTGCCTCCGCAGATGACATAAACGAAAATCCAGATCGTCTATTCTTTAAATAACATATACCATAACATCTCTTATCCGCTTTACACGCCTCCCAAAATATATAGAATAATCTATTTGCTTCTCTGAAATCTGGAGAGCCAACATCAATTTTACTCCACTGTAAATACATGTAATGGGTTCCTATTAAATAGGTCGGTTTACCTTTATTCATAAACCAAAACCCTTCATCTCTTCTTTTAAACTCCTCGTCTATATAATTAAACCACTTATCTTTATTTTCATCTGGATAATTTCTCCAATCAAATATATTTTTTATCCTACTTAATTCTTTAGGATATTCCGCTTTTACCCATTTGTTTTTTTCGTGCTTGAACACTTGTTTTGGCACTTTAGGCAAAGCAATTCGCAGATTTTGGATTTCATAGATTTCACCAATTTGACCAGTTTTTGATATAACAATAACATCGTGTTCTTTATTATATCCATATTTCCATTTTTTACCTTTATTAAGTCTACTTATAGTAGTTCTTTTTATAGGTTCTATTATTTTAACTAAACCTTGCTCGTACATTATTTAGATCTACCTTCTGCGAATCCTTTAAAAACTGTCTCTTTCTTTTCAGACTCTCTACCCTCAAGTAAGTTTTCTTCCTCTTGAATTCTATTAAGTATTTCAAACGCGTCAAATATAGCTAGTTTTTTAGTAGCCGCAGCATTCTTTAATCTATCTGCTGATATATCGTCGTCTGAATCTACAATTGGTTCCTTAGCGACTTTAATCAGTTCATCAACTGCTTTGTGCCCAGCTTGGATTATATTCTTCTTCGTCTCCTTGATATTCATATTTGATAGTTATAAAATTAGATAAAACACGATATAATCGTTCGCCATCAATAACGAACTCATATTCACTATTTGGTCTGAAACCAACTAGATCTCCTTCTTTAACGGTGCTGTCTGAATATTTAACAATACCAACTAAAGGTCTTTCTACGTCAATATTAAATTGATCTTTAGCTTTTAAGGGTTTTACAAAACAAAATCCTTTTGGAGCTTTCCATTCTCTATTTCTTTTATATAAAAAGATTTGTTCTTGAGTTATAAAATAAGTATTTTCGTTGAAAAAACTTCTACTATTCTTTTCTTCACCACGAACATTATGCCATCTACGAAAAACGTTATGGTGTATTATAACCTCATCTCCTGGCAATATATCTGTATCACCAATAATTGGAATGGATATAACCTTTGCAACTCTATTTACATATTGATGATTAAAAATCTCAGTGTTTAATATAAGATCTCCACCTTCAACTTTTTTAGTATTATTATATCTTTCTCCTACCGGTGTTACGACA